TTATTTGACACAATAAGATAAATCCGTAAAATACGCCCCGTTGTTTGGCAACAAGCAAACGCGGGAATAGCTCAGTTGGTAGAGCACGACCTTGCCAAGGTCGGGGTCGCGAGTTCGAGCCTCGTTTCCCGCTCCAATTTGCCCGAGTGGTGGAATCGGTAGACACAAGGGATTTAAAATCCCTCGCCTTTCGAGGCGTGCCAGTTCAAGTCTGGCTTCGGGCACCATTTCTATATTAATCCAAAGATTTTAAAATTACTTTTAGAATCAGCCTTTTGGGTCGTTAGCTCAGTCGGTAGAGCAGCGGACTTTTAATCCGTTGGTCGAAGGTTCGAATCCTTCACGACCCACCAATTCTTTCTTAAGTGGCGATAAAATGGCGGTTAAATTTCCATTTTTTACACTTTCATTCATAAATTATTTATCTTAGTGGCGATGCCGCCAATCATAAAAAATGAAATTAAAATTTCTTATCAACTATCACGTAAAAGATAAAAACACCTTATAAATCAATATGCTGTAATCGCCTACAAACTTACACGGATCTCTTTTAAGTGAAAAACACTGTAAAACCCCGTAAATTTTACAGTTAAGATCTCTATTCTTTCAGTAAAACGATCTCTTTTACTTCAACTATTTACCCAATTTTTCAATCTGAAAATTAACTGAAAAAGTGTAAATTTTTAACGCAAATTCGGCGGGGGAGGAAGTGGATTTTCCGTGCCTTGTGTTTTTACGTGAAAAATTTCCGTGGGATTGTTTTTATATCGCTTATTACGTAGATTTATTTGTTAAACAATAACTTAGATTTTCCGTGATAGATCTCTCCGACATAAATGTCGGAGACATAAGAAAAGCCGCAACATGTGCGGCTTTGATTTTTAAGTTAGGTTGCTATTCAATAATCGGAGTGAGTTTGCCTTTGATTGTTTTTGCTTGGCTTGCCTGCTGAGTGAATGTACTTGCTTGATCTGGCGGAGGTGAACCTCTGTGCGTATGCGTTGCCAAGGTGCTTGCGACTTCGCCCAATAGTTGAATGGTATCTTCTAGCAGTCTGAAAATATTTTGGCCTTCTGACCCCATATAACTTAATGGCGCGACGATTTTATTTTTCTCGTCTGAAACACGTTGCGCTAGTCCTACAATTTTTTCTTGCAGTGTTCCGCCTGTTCCTACGGTGCGATTGCTTGCCGTAGTGTCGTTGATACTGCCTAACACGCTGATAGTGTTATTCCCGCCAATAGTTTCCGTTTTATCGGAATCAATCGTCACATTTGACGTGCCGATTTGTTTTACTTCGCTGTCGGTTTCGATGTAGCGTTCAAAGGATTTATCTGTAATCTTCTGATCAGTTTCTCTAATCTTATTGCCTGCTGCATCGGTGCGTTCATACACTTCTGGGCGTTGCTGTTTGAGTTGTTCTCCAGGTGCAACACTTGGTACTGTTTTTCCTTGTGCTAACATCGTGCGCACAAAAGGTTGATCGCTTCGCCCATAAGCAAATCCCACTTCTACCATCGTGCCAACTTCAGGAAACGCAAAATCACCACCTTGTGACCCTGTACTTGTTACAGGTAACGGTACTGCAGGATAAACTGGCACAGTTTTATCCTCGTTTCCGTTTTCATCTAGTAGTTGTAGTTCAACGGCATACTTCGGGCGGAATGGATCAGAAATATCGCCACCACTTGAAGGATCGGCAATGCCAACGACTTTTGCATATTTTGGTAAATGGTACCCGCCCGCTAATTCGGGGAATGTTTTTTCCATTTGTCTTCGTTCTGGGCTCTTTTGTTCAGGCTTACCATCTTTACCTAAGTTCTCCCAGGTAAGCACATAATCATCGCCAAATAGTTCAACCTTTTGAATTATATTGCCATTGATAATCGCTCCAGGACGAATAGCAGCAGTGATAGGAATAGTCATATCATTGCTACCACTTGCCAATGTCATACTTTCATCGAATTCAATATTCTTTCCCGCCCAACGGGAATCTTTATGCGAACCAATAAATAATGATCCATCTGGTGATTGCTGCCACATATAATCGGGAATCTGATATTGTCGCCCAATATTGGCTAAAAGCTGATAACCGCTGCCGTTATGTGTGAATAGTGAAATTGGTGTATCGGCATAATCCGCTTGAGGAACTTTAACTGGTATTTGGGTTTGACTTGTAATCCATGCACACAAATCACGCAATGTAATATGTCGGTGTGAGCAATTTAATGTTTTTTCAAATACTGCAACCTTTTCACGGATGAATAATTTTTTATAACCATTATCTTCACCTTGCTCCCGTTCTACAACGCCATCAAACCATTTGTAATAATGATCGAACTCCCCTAATTCAAATATTGCACTTTTGCCGAGGCAAGCTTTATCTGTACGAACCGTGACAAATCCACGCCCTGTATTATTAAGTTCTAAAACGATGAGTTCATCAGCTAGTTCCAATTCTTCACCATCGATAATACATGTTTTTATAATTTTCATTTATGAACCAATCCAATCATCTAAATCTTTTGCCCAGCCTTTTCTTTCATTCGACTTGTTTTCTTCTCCTGATTTCCCTGAATGTTCAATATCACTTTTATTTGTCGATTGTGAATTTTGTGCCGTTGGTGCTTTTTCTCCTTGCGCCTTAGCTTTTGGTTTTTGCTTACGTTGGTCTTTTTTCTCGGCTACAGAATTCACTTCACGTAAAGTAAACGATATGGACCACCCTAACTGCCCGCTCTGTTCTGCTGCCGTCACTTCACCACTAAATTGCACCTCGCGCATGTTGACTGCCTCAGCAATCGTGCAAGATACTCGATATTTAGACTGTTCACCTTTCCCGTCTTCAGACTCGGCAAGATTAAATAAATCTGTTAACCACTCTCTACGAGCATAAGGGATAAATCCAGTAACGTTTAATTCTTTAGCTTTTACGCCTTTATCTGATTTTTTTGTACTGGATTTTTGACCGCTCATGTCTTTTTCTTCGCGTTTGACTGAAACCGACATTAAAATATTGTTTAAATAAATTGGCGTGCCATTTAGTGCAAGTTGTACACTGGGATTACGTTTCGGCATTTTGCAACATCCCTCTAATATTTGTTAAATCTGTGCCAATAAACATCACACAAGCAGTAAACACATTACCCGCTGTCGGCACATTCAATTTGATTTTTATTTCCGCCACTTCGAGATAATCCGAAACGGAAAAAGCATACACATTCGCCGATGTATTTAGCATTTTTTCGACTTTTTCACTGTTTGCTTTGTCTCGTTCTTTTTTGGCTGCCTTTAAGGCCTCAATCATTGCCATCAGGTCTTTTGGTTGAGTGGCGACTGCTGCCGATGTGGCATTGCGCAAAATGCTTTGCATCGTGCGAGCTGAACCCGGTGTAATGTCTGCGCTATTAGAAAATGATGGATTCGCCATAGTGGGCGTCTTAATCATTTTAGTCTCTTGCAAATTTTTACTTGATTTGGCATAGTCCAACGCCTGTTTAAATGTCGGCTCTGGCAATAATTCACGCACGTTCTCTAAATCGATGATGAATTGATCAATATTGCTATTTGTCACCATAATGGCGATTACATCTTGCGTGCCTTTTGGGCGATTCGGATCGGCATAATCGACTAATTTTGCCGCCAGTGCTTTCACGGCATTTTCGGGTGATAAATAGTGATTGGATTTTTCTTTGATGCCGTGCGACCAATTATGCACGCCCAATTTTGTGCCACTTACAGATAACGAAAAAGGGGAAATAATCCCCTTTTGTGCGTTTTGTAGTGTTGTTTTTGCCTGTGGGGATAATTTTAGTTTTTGTTTTTGCCACATGTTAAAAACACCTGTTAATTTATTTTAAAGTCGTCCGGATATTGCTTGCGGTTTAATTCGCTATGGTATGCTGTTTCGCAATGATTCGGATCACGAAATAACCCATTGATGACACGATAAAGCACGCGCCAACGCTTTTTAGGTTTACTTTGCGTTAATATTGCACGGCGATAAGTACGACTTGACAAAGTTTCATCTGCCGCACCGCCAGTAAGAGCATTAAAAAACTGATCTGCAGCTATTAAAACGTGATAGCCCCATGTTTTTAAATTTTTTGCCATTTGTTAATATCCTCTTCGATTTTATCTAGTTCTTCCATTGTTTGAGCCTTTTCAATGTGGGTTTCAAACCCTTGCTTAATGGCAAACAATTTTCCCATGATGATTGCAAACAAATCCGCTTTTTCAATTACTTTCTTTTTCAGCTCATCGACTGATTTTAAGTCATCGCGCCCTTCAAAAATTTCAGTAAGTAACATCAACGGCAATTCGTTTCGCGCCTCACGTTCTTGTCGGTAAAAACTATCAATTTCCGCCTGCGAATAGCCTGCAAGATATTGAGATTTAAAATTATCGGTTTTATTAGCGATAAGTTGCATTAAATTGTTTTTCCGCTTAATTAAAAGTTCTGTTTGCTTTTCTTTAGGGATAACCCAACTTTTACCGTCCCACTCGTGATCTTTAGTAGGTTGTTTTTCCACTAACGCAATTTTGTTTTTTATCAATACTGGAGTCTTATTTTCTAACTCCTGTTCAGATTCAATCTCCAGTTCAAAATATTGTTCTAGGCTTTCCGGGGTAGGAAAAATAATGTATTCATTAATGTTTTCTTTTAAAAAATAGACTTTCATTTTAAATCCCCACTACTACAATTTTTTTAATAATCGGCTTTCTTGCTCCTTCGGGCGTGAGTTTTAAACTGCGTCCTGATTTGTTTAATAATAAAGCCATCGAAAAATCATAGTCACCACCAGACCCGCCAGCATCTTGGTCACCAAGTCTAGTGTTATCACAATGTTCTATTGGGGCTGATAACCACAGATTAAAAATTGTGCCTGATCCCCATGATTTTGTCACACAGACAAAAAGTATCCCTCTATCAACTGGCAAAGTCACGGTGAGTGCATTGCTCATCTCGCCTTGCCAAACAAGTTGCGATTTGCCTATATCATGTTTGAAAGCTACGCGTCCTAGATCAGTTTTATCTAGGCGTACTTTAAGACCATCAGAAAGCCAAGAGAGTGCAATATCATGAGAAGCATTGTCCATGTAAATAGCATTATTTAGTGATCTCCCTAGCTCTGTTTTAACGTCGCCAGCCACCCATAATTTATCAGCATCTAGCGTAGCTTTAAATTGACTAGCGCCTGGCATCCCACCAAAATGTAAGCTACCGTTGTTGTTAAATCCGATTGCACATTTTTCGTTTCCGATGACTGCGTCGCCGTTGAATTTAATAGGCATGCGCCACGTATAACTACCAATCCTATAGCTATCTGTTGCACCAGAAAATGATAGTGTCCCTGACATACTATCGCCACTTTTTGACACAACATCGTCAGCATAAGCAATTACTCCATTTTTTTTCGGCAAACTTGCAACAGCGACGTTTTCGCCGTTTGGTTGGCGATATACAAATGTGAGCATATTACTACTGGCTTTAGGATTGCCTTCTAGTCGTAGATAATAGTCATCATTGTTGTAAAAATTAATACCGCTGTAATCACCTTGTTTAAATGACAAATTGCCTGGCATCGTATCGCCCGATTTAGATACACGACCGTCAGCATTTTGGTTTGCATTATCTGCAGCAGTTTTTGCTTCCACACCTTTATCGTAAGCCGTCTTAACCGCCGCACTAGTCGCAACGGTTTCTGCGCTATTGCTATTTACTACAGAGGATTTTTTACTATTTGGGATGTAATTACCCAAATTACGCGTAATTGCATCAATTAATGCTTTTAAGCCTTTAATGGCTTTCGGGGTTGCAGCCATATCTTCGGCATCTGAATCATAGCCTGAAAATAATTTTACAATCCCCTTTTTAACTAAACTTGCGATAGGTAACTTGTGCGTATGGCCGCGTTCATCTTTGGTATTTTCGGTTGTGTCATCTAATGTGAGCGGATTCATGCCTAAAAACGGCGATAGTAAACGGCGATCTGTCACATTGCCTTGGCTGTCAATATCCGCAAGAATTTGCACATAGTGTTGGCGGTTTGCAGTATCTAAATAATCCGCTTTTGATTGCGTGAGATACTTAATTTCAGTTTGATATTCGCCCGTTACAGTACAATGATGCACGACATCGGCATAAACTGAGCATGGTAGATTGTTTGCGGTGAGGTTATAAAGTGCGGTTAAATCCATACGCACCCCTTCAACATAAGCTACACCTGGCTGAATAGTAAATTGATTACCTGTTTTACGTTTAACCAGGAAACCATCATCGAAGAATACCGCTCTACCATATAAATCACGATTGGTTAAACGGATTTTCTCATCAAGCCCGTGTAAACGCACCGTAAAATCAATTTGCCATGTATTAGCATTAACATTAATCCCCGTTAATGCTTTTGCACCTGTAAATTCTAAAAGGATATTTCTGGTAATACTGTTACCTTGTACAGCGTTTTTATTACGAATTTTCTTTACTGTCGCAGTTTGCACAGCAACAGCAAGCATATTTTTTGATTTATTGATCAAGCCGATGAAATTAAAATCAAAATCGCCCACTTCCGTGCCTATTGTCACCGAATACACCACGGCATTTTCATTTATTACACCACTTTGTGATACGGATTGTCGGTGTACAATTTGTGCCGATGTCGGCATAGTGAGATATTGCGCAAGATTGTTTTCATTTAAACCCGGAATATTGGCAAATATAAATTCATCAAACTGCACCGTGCCACGTGCAACGGTTTGTTCTGCGACGTAGCGTTCAAATTGTGGCGTAATTAAACTAGCCATAAATAAACCTCTTATTATTGTTGTTATTATCAGTTTACTTTCACATAAAAACTTTGATAATCGTGATTAAATTCGCCATGGTGAATCGTCACACTTTCTTTTGTAATCACTTCAAAGGTATAACGCCGACAAGTGCGGCCATATTTTCGGATGATTAAATTCAATAATTCCGTTTTCTTGGCTAACTGAGAATCGCTCAAGCGAATTTTGATTACATCCCAGTTTTCCACGTCGAACCGTTCTTCAATCTCTACATAGCCTATGCCTAGACGTTCGAAAATACGGATAAAGCCTGCTTTACTGCCCGCATCTTTTGCATTTAAAAAGGCATATTTCACACGCTTGCGGAATAATTCTAACGGCTCGCCCTCAAATCTTTCTACGTCGCGTTGATAGGCGATTAAATTTAAAATGCGTTCACTGCAGTGTTCTTCGTCTAAAATATTGAAAGGAAATTTGACCGCACTTAAAACGTAATCCCACCATTTACCGAATAGCACAGCGATTTTGTTAAGTTCTCCTTTATCCATCCAGAAGGGCAATTTTATTTTCATTTTCGCCCCTTACTTTTGCACAGTGACAGATAACTGCTGAATACGCGGAATAGATAAATCGCTTTGAATGTCGCTTTGCCCCCATACGATAGATGCAATTTCGCTGATATTGTCGTGGATTTCCTCGCCTAATTTCGACCAGCTAAAACGACTAAAAGGGTAAGTCCTTGTTACACCATAATTATTATTTTCGCGGAATGCGCAGCGAATCATATTTTCCACTTGTTGTACGATTTCTTGCTTGCGCACCTCGCCGACAAAAATGGACGGCTGAAAGTAAATTGCGCACGTTAAATTGTGTTTGGTTTCCGGCATGGCATAACAAATTAAATCATCACCGTGGCCATGAAAACCCTCGTCACGCACATGGCGATTGACTTTATCAATAAATGGCTGACTGGTTACACCTGTGTCTAACAACAAATAAGCGTTTGCTGTACCTGGCCCACGTGGCGCATCGTGTTTAAAATAAATTCTATCTACAGATAAGGCTGCGACTTTCGCAATCATGCCTTTGTAAACACTGTCAATGTGATGTTGGCCAACGCTGGAAAACTGAGTTCGATAGCGTTCGCGCAACTCGTCATTCGTTTCACGATCTGCACCTGGTGAGGTGAGCCAATTTTCTAAATTTTCTACTGCACTTATTCCGGTAATAGATTCTGGCAGAATACGGTAGTAACCTGCCGCTAAATTGTAATTTGCGCCAGCCTGCTCTGCGATTACTGGCACTGCACCGCGTAATGTGCCTTTAGGGATCACCGTGTCTTGTGTCACTATAAGGCGGAAAATCACATCATTTATACGTTCAGTCTGAATCACTGTGCCCGCTTTAATGGTGAGATCGGTTACATCGCTTTCTTTTGTAAAATGCACGACACCTTCTGCTTTTATTGCCGCTTTAAAATCTAAACCCACTGCCCACGCTTGAATTTGTAACCAACTATCTTTTGCAGTTTTTACAAATAAATTCGGTAGAATTTCCGCAATTAAATGATCTGTCAGCCACTTCACAGGCTTAACCGCAATGGCAGTAATTAATCGCCAGAATGGACTCATTCGGCTTGTGTTAGTAATCAATCCTTCTTCTGCGGTTAAGCGTTCAAATTCTTGTCGGATTTGCGTTTCTTCCGTTGGCAATCCGCTTTCAGCTAACATTTGTTTAAAATTTTCACTCATTTAAACGTAACTCCAATTCATCAAGTCTCCCAAATTCATAAGTTTCAGCGGTAATAAATAACTGCCCTAAACGTTCTTCGATAATGGAAACGGTACCTGGAATCAAGCGCACATCTTCTTCAACCAATAACACCATTTGCAAAATAATATCGCGACGAAAAATGCGAGAACGCTCAGCGATAAGTTGTGTCGCCAATCCACTTTCTAAAATGGCATGCTTGATGTCTTGCGCGATTGAAATTCGGTTATCACAAATTAGTGGTTGATTGCCGCTATCTAGCGTGATGTCTTCACCGGTAATTAATAAATCAAGGTAAAGTTTTTCCATTTATCACCCCGCGGCCAACTGTTCGCGATTGCGCATTTCTTGCCATACTTTGTTTCCATCGTTGCTGTTGATGGTGACACCGCCGTAATTAATCGTTTTAGTGGTTTGTTGGTTTTGTGTAATGGCTTTGCTGATCGAACCGCTTGGCATTTTGGTGAATTGCGGTTGTGTTTGCTCGCTCAATTCAAATTTTGGCGAGGTGGTATTTAATGCGCCAAGCTGATTTTGCATTTGCAATGCTTGCGTACCGATAGATGCCCCCACGGCTGTCGCACTGCTTTGCATTGGTAAAGCGCCATCTTCCCATTTAGGGATCAGCGGGATATTAATGCCTGGCAATGAATTGGCTTTTTCAATTATAAAATTGATAACCGAAGTGAATGCATTGACGATACCTTTAAACGCATTTGAAAAGATATTGCCTAAAGCAGTAGCAATATTAGAAAAACTTTCAATTGGTTTGTTACTGTCCCAAAGCGAGGTTATCGCATTCCACCCTTCAATTATGGCACCAATAGAAATAGCAAACACATCTGCCATAAACCCGAATGAACGTGCGACTAATTCCACGGCATTAAGCACAATATTAAATACGGCACCTAACGCATAGCCCATATCTACGCCGAATTGTTGGAAACTATATGCCGAATCGGATGCACTACCGAATAAGCCAATAATTCGCCCGATGGTTGAGCCGATGCGTTGCAATGCACTCCATACAATCGCAAAGGCAGAAAACAACGGCGCGAAAGATACCCCAGCCATTTTGAATCCTTCGATAAAGCCAGCTATAAATGCCATAAATTGAGAATGGAATTTATAAATTACAATACCTAACCCAATCACGGCACCTACGACTAACATAACTGGGCTGACTAAGAAAGAAAATGCCACACCGATTGCCGAAACAATACCACTCATCAGAGTAAGTGCTGCCGTTAGTCCTGTAAATCCAATCAATGCACCCACGGCATAGCCAATCCAACGCGCAATATTCTTATAAGCCCTTAACCAATTTGTGAACTCTTGCCCCATGTCAGCAATGCGATTCATCACAGGCTCAAGTTTTGCAAGGATCTGTGTGCCAATGGCGATTTTGATATTTTGGAAAATGGCAGTAAATCGCATCCATGAGTCCGTTACTGTTTTTGATATTGCCATTGCATCATCAAGGGTTTTCATTTTGTCGATTTCAGCAATATCCGCTTTAAGTGTATCAATCTTCGGTAAAAGATTATTAATCACTTGCGCAGCCTCTTTAGTACCAAAGGCTTTTTGTAGTTCGTAAAGATTTTCTGAATTCAACTCTCCATATTTGCCTTTGATTTTTTCCAAAATATCAATCATCGGCAACATTTTGCCTTGTGAATCAAGGAACGATAAGCCCAATTTTGATTGTGCTTTTACCGCGCCACTTAAAAAGGCAGCGTATTTTGTACCGGCCAATCCGCCTTCAAATACATTTTGCAAGTTACCAATAACGGCAAATTGCTCTGCAGTTTTAATGCCGTGGTCTTTCGCTGACGAACCTAAATTTGTGTAAGCCTGCATTAAGGATTCGCCCGATGATTTGAATTTATTTGCGGTAACGGTGGCTTGTGCTGAAATTTGCTCAACCCACTTTTCTTTACCAATTTTTGCCGCCTCGTCACCAAAAATACCGTATAACTGGGAAATATAAGAACCCATGGCTTTTACGTCTGAACCAGTGGCTTTGGCAAGAATGTTTGAGCTTTTAGAAAAGGCGACAAGTTCGCTATCGGTTAAACCGTCAATGGCACGCGCAATTTCATTCGTAGAACTCACCACATCAGTCGCCGCACCGCCATAGGTTGCGGAAAAATCAAGGGCAAAATCGGTGATTTTGTCTAATCCAGCTTGTTCGCGCCCAGTAGCTTTAATTTCATTAAGTGCACGGTTGAAATCAATGGCGGGATCTAGGGCGTTTTTCATCGCTGCCCCAGTAGCAATAATGCCTGCCGTACCTAAACCGATACGGCGCATTGCATCTTCACCACGCTTGCCTAAATCATCAATGGTCTTCATCACGCCTTTAAGTGGCGCGGAAAGCTGATCATTTAAGCTGATGATGTACTCAAGCCCCTGAATAGCCATTGTTTAATCCTAAAATACCTTGGCGATACCGCTTGCCACGGCATTTGCCTGTTGTTCAAAATACTGTTTATGTAACCACATTGCGCGCGCTAGATTGTAGTCGCTGTTATCTGCGTGTGGTAAATAATGCATTCGTAGCGCAATAGCTTGCGATAAGCCATTGCGCTCTATGCTATCCACACGCGAGGCTAGTTTTTTACCGTAATATTAATTTTAGGTACTAATACCTCATTCACCTTGCCCGCAAGTAAACCTGCAAGGCCAGGTACATTAATGATTGCTAATAAATCTTCTTTTTGCTCACGCGCTACAATCGCAAGTAGATAATCTTTGATTGGGGTCACCTTATTGTCAGTCGTAATGTCATTCATCATTTGATCATATGCGCTGTTGTCTCGGATAAAAGTGAACTCAACCCCTTCAACATCGACTTTGACCGAATCTTTAAGATTGCCAGTAAGTTTATCTAACAAAGTTTGTGCGTTTGTTTTTTCCATTTTTAGTTTCCCTTTTGGTTTCTGTTTTGGTTATTAAAATCTTTAATACACTTGTCCATCGCCGTGTAAGCCGTGGTACAGGTTTCAATACGATCTAATGCCTGATTAAGCCCGTCAGCTAAATCGCCATTAGTTTTAATATTTACGCTTAACGGTCTACATTCGGTTGTTTGTGGGCAAATTAGCTGTAAATTATTTACTTGTGGCTCTTTGGTTGAGCACGCCAGCAACATCATCAGGCACGCGGCCATAAGTCCAAATTTTATTTTCTGCATTGTTTAGCACGTCCTTTAGTTGTTGCCGGCGTTGTTCGGCTTTTTTGTTAGCTTGATTGAGTTGCTCGGTCAATTCCGCATTTTGCGTTTCATACCGTTGCAACATCGCTTTGTTTTGTTCAATGGTTTGTTCGCTTTGTTTTAACAAAAGTGCGGTCGATTCTGCTTGTTTTTTGTAGTGCAGAGTTGAGCCAATACAGCCCACAAAAACGATCAAAAACGCACCGATGACCAAGAATTTAAAATTCATTATTCCCCCAGACAAATTGCCTTTTCTTTTGTGCGGCGCATTTGTAAGCCTTTTAATACTCGACCGCCCGATTTATTGAAATCAGAAATGTGATTGCACATTAATGTCCAGTCTTGCGCTTTTGCCGCACGATAAATCGTTGTAGGCAATGTCATGCCGTGTTTTTTACTGTAATAGCGCTTGATATTGCCACAGCCTAAATTAAAGGCTAAAGACACCATGGCATCATATTGCCCTTGATTCATTTCTCTGCCGTTAAAATCGGCGTTGATACAATTTTCTGCCTCTTTAATGTTGCGACGTAAATCGGCGGCCACTTCGTCAATGGTCAAAACTTTACTTTTATCTACGTTGTGGGTATTGCCTACGCCATTCGTCCATACATCGGCAGGGCATTTATATGGATTGCGCACACAGCCTTCTAAATTAACAATCATATAAACTGCTTGTGGGCTGACTTCGTTTTGCAATTCTGCTGGCAAATCTTTTTGTTGAGCAAAAAAAGCAGTCGCAACAGCCGCCGCAGAACATAAAATCATTGCACCAAATTTTTTACTCATCACTAATTCCTAATTTTTTCGCCTCAATTTTTGCCGCCAACATTTTGTAGGCTAATTCATCTTTACGTGCTTGCACGTCTTCTTTGTATTTTCGGTAGGCAATCCATACTGATGCCGCACCAAATAAAATACCGAATATTGCTGCCCACTCATTCAACGTAAGCCCTGATACAAAAGCAACGATAGATGCAACAAAAGGCTGAGTACTATCCATTCTGTTATTCATAATAAAATCACCTTAAAGCATTTAGGAAACTGACCGCACTTGCTTTTTTATAATTGTTGTACGTCAGAACGGCCAGCACCTAAATTCGGTTAACCGATAAGATCACGTGTATCTTCGTCGGATAAATAAGGCACACCATTAATGCGCACGAAATCTGGACTTGTGACAAAATATTTCAATTTTTTTGTGCTTTTCGCACCACCTTTGGGGTCGATGTTTAACACGTCAGTTAAAATAATTTTGTTACCGTAGGTTTCCACTTTGTCGCGCACACCGCCTCGCATCGCAAAGAAGGTAAAATCTACTTCCGGCAAGCTACGATAACTTCCTGCACTTGCTGCAGCCTGTGATAATTTTTGAAAGTTTTTTGAATCGAGCTCAATTTCACCTTCTGCGGCTACATCACCGCTTACCCAACCATCAGGAATACCACGGGTTAAAGCCACAGCACTATTATCACTAATGGATAGATTCACTGATTCCACGTGGATCGGAAAGCCCATCATGTAGAAATCAAAACTCATTCCGCTGATTCGTTCCATTTATTAATCTCCTAAGGTTTCTAAATCTAAGAAAATGTTTGCCGTAATATCTTTCGGGCAATCGTAAGGGCGCACTTTGATGTAAATCGTCACCTTGTTTTTGCTTTGCCACACAATAGTAATGGCATCATCTTTAGGTGGCATACATTCGCCTGGAAAATCCTTGCCGTTGATGGTTGCGGATTTGCTCATGTCGCGCATCGGTTTGGCAAAATAGCCTTGGTGATATGCCGTGCTTGACGTTGTAGAGTTAAATGAACGATCTGCAATCTTCGCAATCGCTAATAAACGCACTTTACGTGCCACTTTATCGACCACACGAACGTTCTCAATCACTTGATAATCTCCGCCTTCCACGTCTAACGTGCGACCGTCCGCCCAGTAATAACCGTCATAATCGGGATACCACATCGGCACAGAATAACGTGCAGTTTCAAGTGATTTTAAATGCGCAATGGTAAGCTCATTGCCATCTTTGTCTAACGGTTTTTCGGCACTGCCTAGACTCACTAACGCACCTGTTTGTACCCGTGCAGGGCTATCTGCCACCGTCACGGCACGATTTGCCAAACGTCCTGCCAATACGCCCGCCTCATTGCCGAATAATAAAGGCACAAGGCAAACGTGATCGGCGACAATGGTTTGTTGCAAAGTGGTAAGTTTCTGCACATATTGATCCCATGTTTCACCATCAGATTGATCATGATTAATACCTTGTACAGCCTGGATGAAGAAAGTACGACGACCAAATTTAGCAAGTAGTTCTGCGTAGCATTCTTGCAATTTACCAATACTTGCTTTATCTACGCCTAAATATCTGGTATTGACACAATATTCAAAAGAGGCGGTTTGATTGGCTTTTTTCACACATTCGACAAAGTCATAGCCGTCTTCTTGTGCAATATAAACATGCGCAAACCAGTTTTGCCCCGCATTAAGCATTGCCGCACGCACTTGTTTTTTTAAGTCTGTATCGGTTTCGCCAAATACTTTGTCAAAATCGGAATCAGGCGTTAATGCCAATAACTTTCCTGGATTAACGGTGCCTACGCCGACAAACAAGGCGTGGCGTTCGATTTCCTTAGTTTCGCCACTTAACTGATTAAGAGCGTTAATTTGTACAGATGGGAACATTCTTTATTGTCCTCTTATTGTTGTTATTAGAATTTGGTTATTTTATGGCTGTAAGTGATATCCAGCCTTTTCAAAGCCTTTCAATAATTCTTCGGTGATAATATCGGCATTGCGGTTTTCGTTTTCATCTAAGAATTGCCGTTTTGCCATTTTGTAAGACGTTAAGCCACGTCTTGTTTCAATACCTTGTTTTTTTTCCATCATGCGGATAATTAAACCGGCTTGTCCACGTGTCATACTTTGTCGAATGGCCTTCATCCGGATTTTTTTATATTTTTGTTTACCTTTTTTTGTTTTACCGTTGCGCACTTGATAACCTAATTCTTTTAGTCGGTGTGCCTGTTGCGGTGTTGCTGGTTTATGGTTTTCTTCCAGTAATTTTTTTAAGGCTTTTTTGTCTTTTTGGGTTTGTTCAACGGGAACTTCTAGTCCGTACTGATGAATAGCTCTAACTTCTGCCCATTTTGGATCGGTGTAAAAAAGTTTGCCGCGTTCTCCTTGCTGTTCTAATTTCGAATTTAAATTGACCGCACTTTTTTTCAGCAACTTATTTTTACGTACACCACCTTTTAATTTTTTCTTTCTTGGTGTCCATGCTTTACCATCTGGCGATTGTTGATGACTTACATTTTTTTCAGCGTTATCTTTTAATCGCCACAATACTTTTTGCATCACTTGATTACGCATTTTCGGTGTAAGGCGTAAATACAATAATGTATGCTTTAATTTTTCTACCGTATCTGGCTTCAGCCCCATTAAAATCTTCATTTTTCAACCATCGTCACAACATCAATATATTCAGCCGTAAAGACTTCAATATCGTCCAATCGGTAATTCATCCCATCAATTTTTAATTTTCCTTCGCTATCTTCCATTGCCGTCAGTGGCTCACGGAAAGCGATAGTAAAGATTAAATCTGCTGTGTTATCGTCGATAATGTCTAAATCAAATGGGATTTCACTTTCATCCAATACATCGCGCATGGGGTCATTTTCGTTTACCCACACTTGAATATGCGCCATTAGATAAGCGGGAGAAATTTCGTTGAATGGCAAAGCCTCAAAGTGAAATACACCGTTATAGGAAAGGTGGCACACTTCAATGCCGTTTTCGGTCACTTGTCGCCCTTCATTCAATAATTTGCCCTCTTCAATCCAGCTGTAAAAATTCCCGTGGTAGCGTTTCGGCAGCTTGGTAAGCAAAAAATCTGTTAATTGCTGATACAACATCTTTTTTACAGCAGCCATACCGATCCCCGTTTTTTACCTTTTAATGTACGAATAGCGTGGGTTGCCTCTGCCAAGAGGCTTTTTTGCTCGGACACATATTCACGGTTTTGGTGAATTTCGCGCCCTGATAAGGTGTTAAATTCTGGGAGTAACTCCGCTTTAGCGCGGGCAAATACCGCTTTTTTGTAAAGGGTTTCAGCGTAGTTTTCGCTATTAATCTGCTGTGTTGAAATTTCTCGCACAGAATTGACAGCACTTTTGCGGTAGTTTTCTTCCACTTCCGCCAGATCTAAATTAATCCCTTGCATAGCAGCAATAAGTGCCGTTTTCACCATTTCCACAGGGATTTGCAACGGAATGGCGCGTTGTTTTTGAAATTCTTCGATTGTGATGTCGCACCAAAAACCGCTATTTGTGATCGTAGTGTCATCATAATCTTGTGTTCTGCCGTTAAACATTGCCTTCCTCGCTATTTGGGAGTGGGCGGGCAATGAGTTTTTCAATAACAAGATCAAAATCAATTTGCTGTTTTTCTAAACTCAATCCCGCCACTTGGGGAAGACTGTTCGGGTCGTAATCGCCCGATTTTGCCAATGCGTTTAAACGCATGACACAACGCTCAATCATATTTTTTACACCCGCTTTCTGATTGAGTTGGAAAGCGCGGTTACATAACTGAATAGCCAGTACAAGGGTTTCGGCATCATCAATACCACTGGCTTGTACTTTGCCTTGAGGACTGCGTAAAAGCAGTGCCGCCGCTAATTTGAGCCACTTCGCTGTGACAATTTCGTGCAACTTCCACTGGGTCGCCACGTTTTTAAAAGTTTGTGAAAAATATGGCTCCACGGATTGACCAGCTGCGGCGGTTTTATCTGTCCAGTTGTAGATTTGATCGGCGACGAAATTCGGCAATGTGGTTTGCCACCCTTGCGGCATAGATTGATTTTGCTCAATTGCTTTTTCAGCCAGTGACAAGGCTCGGTCAAAATCAGCAATGTCAAACAAATACACAATGCAATAAACCAAGTAATCATTCTGATAAATTGCCCCTTTATCTAAATATTCATTCACAAACGGCAACCACTTTGGCAAAAATCGGTTGCGCTTGTAATCTAATTTTTCGGCACGTGTTGGGAATGCGCGCACCGCATTAACATCGTTTTGTAAGGCAATTTCAAGCACGGCATAATCATTACCGTGAGTCGCAACCGCACTTTGTTGTGTGCCGCTCTCTGATATTTGATTAATGTCTGCTAGTGCCTGCATTTGACGTTGAAAATCTCGCATTCCCATTTGTGGTTAGTTCCTATGCTTCACCATTTAATTTAACTTTGGTGTGGTCGATAGCGGTCATTAAACCTAAATCTTCCACAACATAGCCTTCTTGACGATAATAAGATGTCACCACACCTTTTTTATCTTCATCGTTACGTAAAGAACGACGTACACTTTCAGCCTCGGTGTACACACTTAAGTTTTTAAGTGTTGTCACTGCTGCAGCGCGTGCCGGGAAATTCGGTGGGGTAATGGCATTCATGCCGCCAAATGAACCCATTAAGTTATGTGAACCTAATGCGGCTTTTTCGGTAGGAGTTAAACCGTGTTTTTTCTGGATGAGTTTAGTTTCTTTGCTAACTAAATCAGCACCAACAAGGAAGACTAAATCATTTCGGTTTTGATGACGGAAATCTAAGCCTTGTTTTAAGTCGAAGGCTAAATCATCAAGATTCGCATAATCCGCATTATCACCAAAAATAGTAATTTTTCCTGATGATTTTGTAGATTCGGTCATGAAGTTGGCCGCACGTTGTTCTTGTAAAAGTTTCAACCAGCCTTTATTCACATCAGACAAATCTGCTTTAGTTGTATTATCTGCTACGCTTTGACCGTTCCAGCCAATTTGCAAGATGTCTAAGGCAACTTGGTTTTGGAAATATTCGCTATAAAGCTCAACAAGACGATCCTTGAAAATGGCGAATGAATCGAATAATGCCCATGGCACAATAATGCCACTGTCCGTTTCCGCTAATTCAAAGCCATTTTGTGTATGATCAAGATTAGCCAAATTACGGCCAGTTTGTTTACGACCAGTCACACCTTTTTCTGTTGCACCAAATAATTTTTGACCCTTCGTATGTGCTACTTGAATCATATTAATTTGTTTCAAGAAATCGGAACGCTGTTGAATATTTTCGCCTAACTGTGCTGCTTCAGGTGCTTTAAGTGCAAAACTTTCGCCACGCAGAATTGAATCAATGGGTTGATTAAAGTGTTTCGCTAATGCTGCCGCTAGGGCGTAATACGCTTGTTTATTCATTGTTTAGAATCCTTTTGATAAGTCGATGTTGTAGCCGTTTACGCTATATACATTTTCGTTTTCAACGGTTGGCACGCCATTTGGCACGATAGTTTGTTCTTGGCTTAGTGCGTTGAATTTGTTATCAAGCCCTTTCACCATATCAACCAACTGATTAAATTGATCAGCTGTAATGGTTGCGCCTTGTTCTGTTTTTTGTTCTTCCGGTTTGCTTGCCGGCTCTTTGGTTTCTGGTTTAGCAGAAAAATGGTTGTCAATTTTCTTACCTAAACCGTCAAACGCTTCTAGCAATTTTGCAAATTGTTCTGCGTTCATTGCATCATCCTCTTTATTATTGTTGTTATTGTGAGTTGGTTGTTCTTCCGTTTGGGCGGAAGATGAAAATAGTTTTTTGAAAACATTCACTAAAGTGCGTAATGCCTTTTCTTCTTCAACATTTTCTTTTGCCGAAAAATCTACCTTAATAAATTCGCCACAAATACTGCCTTTTTGTTCAGCGTTGAAGAATTTTAATTCTGTTGTCCCCACTGATGCTGGGGAATCTGTCACACCTAAACCCGATAAATAAGCCTTGCCGCTGTTGCGGAAATTCGGGGTAATTTCAATGCTGGTGAATAAATACTGACCCGCTCTGTTGTATTCGATTAATTCTTGGTTTGGCGCGATGATGGCAAAAAGTTGTGTTTCGCCTTTTTCATTTTCTTCTGCTTTCAGTTCGATCACTTGCCCCATATTGAACCAACGGCGATGTTCTGGCCATAAATTCGCGGTGTAGTGTTCTGGATCGTATGTTTCCGCCATTTCGTGCAATTCTTGGGCGGTGATTTGGCGACCGTCCACGGTGTAGCCCGATGTGGCGATACAAATAAAATCAGTTTTGAGTTTAGATTTGTTCATTTTAAAAATGCCTATGTTTCGCTTTGTTTGCGTAAGTGCCGCCATTTTTGCCGATCTTTTTTGCAAAATCACGAAGCGAAATTCGGATATATTCGGATATAGATCAATAACTGCGCATATCCGAAAAGATCCAATTTTTGCCATTAAAATTTTGCTGTTTTTGTTGCCACAATACGCCCAACACAACAACAGCAAGATAAAAGATGACGGAATCTAAGCTAAGAAAAAGAAAAACAAAACGCTACGATGACGAAGTGATTTATGCGGCAAAGTTTTTATATTTAAAAAAATACACGCCG